AATGAAAGTCCCCAAGATGGAAGCCAAGGACTCGGTTTCGGTGTTTACCTTCGGCGTTTGCTTGAGGATGTGATAAACCTGTCGGCGGCAACCACCAATGCTTGATGGCCCGACTTCGACCTGCTTGGAACGATCGCGCTGGCCATCAAAGGCAAGCAGCGATTTGGTCAGCATCTCTCCAGGATTAATCACAGGGTCCACCAATCAAACAGGCTGACATACCAATCATGAAAGAAGTCCCATTCCAGTAGCCAATTCTCCCAATAAGCAAGCCAGTCGATTTCAGGTGTCACAGGCTCAATTTTGCGTTCAACCACCGCAACTTTTTCGACTACAGGTGTCGGTTGCGTGATTGGATTGAAAGTCTGCGTGGTTTTTGTGGCGACCTTGATGGTTTCGTTTGTCACAGGATGCGCAGGTGACTCCAAGACTTGAGTGCTTGCAACGGTCCAGGTATTGGTTGGTAGATCTACTTTAACCGCAACTCCTGGGTTGTTGTTGCCAATACCTGCCACATTGTTCGTGACTGGGTCGGCCTTGGTTTGTAAGACATAGCGCTCGCCAGCACCAAGGGTTGCTTTGGCGTACGGGCTGTTGCTATCGCCGCAAACATCAGGCGTGCAAACAATCGCCTGACCCACGGCATTTCCATTTGCATCTACCTTTACCCACGCGCCTTGATCGTTTGCCTGGGCTGGCGCAACTCCCACCAACATTAAAACTGCAATTAGTAATTTAGCCTTCATCGTTTTCGCCTTCCTTGCTTAGTCTGCCAATCATGTTTTTTAAACTTTGCTCTGCAACTTCGCGAGAGCAAGTGAACTCTTTAATGTATGCATCGATGTATGCCTCGTATATTGGTCCAAAGTTCTCCATTAAGACAACTCCATACTTGATCGAACCGAAGCCGACATCGAACGAGCAATCTCCACCTGGGTTTTTAACCGCTGCACATTTGCGCGTGCTGCTTTGACCTGGGCTTCCACCGTAGCAATCTGAAAATGCAAATTAGAATTCTCAATAATTGCCATGTCCTCGCGTTCGCCCACCGTGTAATTCTTTCCAGTCGGCGATGATTTGCTGGCAAAAGTAATGCGTGAGCGTGCCATCGCTATTTCATACTGAGCAGTTCCAAGGTGAAAATCGCGCTCTGCCTCAACCAAACCCTGGTGGGCTTCATCGACTTCCTTTGACAGCACATAAAGGCGAGACTCAATTTGCTGAGGTGTCACCACTTGGCTCATCTGCCGCCTCCTTTACAAGTTTCAACCCCGCTGTCTTTTGACGCTCTTCCAACTCGATGACCTTCTTGGCATCGCTGGTCAGGTTAAACGGATCGGGAACCAACTGGAACCCTGCCTTGTCCATGGCCTCGGCCAAAACCTCGGCAAAGATGCCGTCCAACTCTGCTGCAACTGCACGAATGCCTAACTTGTTCATGTGGACTGAAACCACAAAGCCAGCACTCGGTTCAAACTTCTTTGTCTTGTCACTCATGGTTTCACCGCTCTCACTATTATTTCCATTGCTTCCTTTTTGGTAAATCCTGCTTCTTGCAGGTTGACATACAGTTCATGCAAGCCAACCGCCGTTTCTTTCAGCGTTAAGTTATCCATTACAATGCACCTCCACAATGCTTACATGATTTGGTTTTACGAACTGATGTCTTACGACCATTGACCGAGTTCAGCCCAATATAAACTGCGCACTTGTTGCGCCGTTCCGTGAGCCGCTCAATCAATCCTTCTTTGTGCAACACGGACAGAACGCCCGAGGCTTGGCCGTGATGCCAGCCTGTTTCATCGGCTAGTTCTTTCCAGGTCATCCCATAAGTCTTGGATGCATTGATGATGCGCAGCGTTAAGTTTTGACGGCCCTTTGTTGTGCCATCGCGGTCCTCTTGTGTAGCGCGGTCCTGACTTGTCTGAGTTCCCGACCAGCCTGAAGATCCAGCGTACGGAGTAAGCGGCAACTCTAGGTTGTCGTTCATGCGCTAAGTTCCGCAACGCGGCTATTGATTACATCTTTCAAAGTTGTGCCATTGACTGGCGCATCAATAATCTCGGTGCTACTAGTCCACAACTCGCGCAACTTCTCTTTGTCAGACATCGCAGCGACTGTTTGAATGGCAGCCTCGGCTAATTTCAATTGATCATCTGTCCACGACATCTTTTTGATTGGAGCCTTGCGCGGTTCTGCTTTGTAGCGTTCGACCTTTTGCATCTCTTCCTGCGATGGGCGCTTGCCAACTGGAGCGTCCAAGCAAAGAACCGAGTTGCTTATGCATCGCCCAATTGCCGAAGTTTCACAGTTTTCAAGCGCTGAGGTTTTGTTGACGAAGCCCGCTCCAACAATCTCCTCGGCATAACCTGTAGCAAAGGGAGTCGGGTCTTCAGGGTATAAGTAAAGTTCGGCTTTGACGATGAAGCGGCGTTCATCCTGGTGAACCAGGTGGGTTAAAACGCGGGCTGTTGCGAACTTGGTGTAAACACGGATCAAGCGCTGCTCTACCGTCTCGTAATCCTCAAGGCTGTATTTCTCGGCCATGAGCCTTCCTTTCGTTTGGGGGCTTTCGCCCGTGTGACGAATAGGTTCCCACAAAGATTACGGAAAGGGAAGGACCCCCAAATGGGCGCGGCGGATACATTACAAGGCAGATTACGGGCATAATTTTGGCCTAGGAGGTCCTCATGGCTTATTCACAAATATCAATTCGTCTTGGCGGCCTTGCCGTTGAATTGGGTACAGAAGCCCAATATCCCGACATGGTCACCGATCTCACCAACCGTTGTCTTTCAACATTCAAAGACGCGATGGATAAAGCCGTAGAAAGCGGGATCGATGTTTCAGACATGAGGTTGATCACCAGTGATTACGGCGATGAAGAGGACGATTAATCTAACCAAATCTTGTAAGCGGCTGTAACTCGGCCCTTTTCGGGATCAACAAAGTGCAAACGCTGTGATGGAGTTGCGCTCGCCGCCAACATAACTCCTGCGTATCTGTTGTCCGACTCAGTAGACCCTGTTTGATAAACCGAACCCTGGCCGTTGGCCATAGGCCACTCAGCGTGTGTGTGATAGTGACCGATGTAAACATCGCGGAAGTCCCAAGGATAAGCGCCGCTTCTCCAGCGATTAGCGTGCTGAACAATTGCCATCGGGCTTGCGAAACCATTACGCCCAACTTCATCTCCGTGGATCAAGAGCGCACGATAGTTTCCAATCTGCACGCGCTGAATATCCTCGGGGCAGTCCTGCCAAATCAGACGCTTTTCGCCACTTAAAAGTTGTCGGGCCAACTCATAGCACATACGATCAAAATTATCACTCCGAGGAACATTATCGCGTTTGCTACCAATTCGCCCATGATTACCCCACTCAGCCACCACCGTGACCTTTTCATAATTGGCCAAAGCAAAACGCACGACATCAACGCAAAGCCGAGCCACATTTACATATTGTTCAAAGAGGGTAGCATCAACTTCAAAAGCCTGGGTTGGAAAGTTAAACAAGCCCTCGACCATGTCGCCGCCAAACATGATGGTGCAATCACGGACTGGGTGATCGGCTCGTTGGATCTCGGTAATGCGGACGGCTTTCTGCGCAAAGTCCAGCGCTCGCTTGCGCATCACTTCGCTGTCATAACTGGTGGTTTTCTTAGCGCCCTGCCAATCGGTCATGTGCCACAGGGCAACTTCGCCGTGTTTCTTTGATTTGACTGGGATCGGCGCAACAATTGGCTCGTATTTACCAAGGGTAAGCATCGCATCGTAGGCGGCTTGTTGAGTTGTTTCGACTAACTCTTCGGTTCTCTCTTTGGCCTTCTTGAGTTGTTTCTGCAACCTGATCAATGCCTGGCGGAGTTCTTTCACATCGTTCGACTCGATACCTTCAGGCATTTCATCAAATTGCTCTTTAAGACTCATCGAAAGCGATCCTTTTGCCTAGTTCCGTATAGCCAGCCTTATCTTTCCAAGAGTCCTCGTGCGTTGGGTTTATCGAGCAACGCATGGTTTTCAGGAAGTCCATCATTAAGGCGACTTGATAAGCAGGGATGTCATCGGTGTTTAAGATGGCTCCCCAACCGCGACCGACTGCGGTGAAGTTGTCATAAGCATCGCCATACATAGCGCCGCGTTCTTTGATTAAAGCATCTATTCTTTCGGACATCGGCAGGTGCCGTTTCTGTGCGTACGGATTGTGTCAGCGCTGCATTTGTGTCCGTCAGATCGCAAGGCTTGAACTATTAAATTAACTGGGTAGTTCTTGGCCCAGGCTTCATCAAGAGTCTTTTGGTCCTCTTTACTTAGCGTTTCATACATTTGTTGGTACGAACAAGTAGCAGACATTCTGTGGGTGGTTCTCTTGCTTAAGATTTCGGTGAACGCATTCTCAAGTGCCATTTCTGCCTCCTTTAATCTAAAGGGTACCTTAAGACTTAGAAAAGAGAAAGCGCCCAAACTTGGTGCTAAGTCGGGCGCTTCTCAAGCCTTTACTTCTTTTTCTTTGCGGACTTCTTTGCTAGTGCTTTCAGTTCGACATCAACCGCATCTGCGATGTATCCAAACGCAGGGTCCTTTGGATTGATTGCGCGGATCGCAGGTCCTGCAACTGCAATTAGACCAGCAATTAGAACTTCCTCTGTGCCTTTGAAACCATCGCTGTAAGCAACGCCAAGCGCCACCACAAATGCGCGAACATACGACTCAATTGCTACTTTTACTTTTGCGTTCATTTTGTCTCCTTTGGGCGGGCTACCGCCATGATTGTTTTATAGTCACGCTTCTTGAGATAGAAGCCGTCACCATTGGATTGGCTGCCAGCCTTTCCGCTTGATGTGTTGCCCTCGTAAACTTGCAGGTATTTCAGTCGAGTGTTGTGCCACTTAACGATCCCCACATGATCAGGTTGAGCATCATCATCAAATTGAAAGAAAACTAGGTCGCCAGGTTGAGCCTGGCCGATTGGCACCAGTTGGTTGTTCTTTGTTAAATACTTGAGCCAAGCATCACAGGAAGCAAAACCCTTCTTAGTGTTTGCAACCGCCTTGATAAGGCCAGCATCAAAATACAATTTAGATGCCGCCATAGCGCACCAGGGTTGATTGTTAAGCCCGTACCATTTACCAAACTTTGTGTCGTTATTTGGTCCCTCGGTATAACCAATCTCTGCCTTGCATAGTTCCAAAAGACTCATGCTGCCACCTCCACTTTTGCCTTCAATACTGCCACATCTGTTTTGATTTCTGATTGATTTGCAACCAGCGAGTTGATTTGATCCTTCATGGAAGCGCCGCCGTTTTCGTACACCTGGTACTCAATTCTTGCCAAGCGCTTGTCTTGTTCTGTTAAACGCACATCTAACTTACGCCAAATTCTAAACACGCCGATGGGTAGCCCAACGCATAAAGCGATCAACTGGGCAATTGCCAATGAGGTGTCTACGGTCATTTCCATGGTCGTTATTGTAACAATTACGCTAAGAAATAAGTGCCTGTGAAATAAAAGTAGTCGGCTACTTGTAAGGTATGCGGACTGTTGTAGTCCATGTCCGCCATGGTGCCGTTGGCTTGCGGATAATAAAGTTCACAGGTCAGCGTGCTTGGGACCACATCCATGTAAAGCAAGTAATGATCGCCCGTTGCTGTGTGGTGCAATCCGCCTGTGATTAAAGTGTGAATACTAGGAGTTAGACCAGTCGGCAAAGTTAAGGAGTAATTGCCTGTACCAAAGTTTGTAACATTTGTACAATTTACCTGGATTGTGTAAGTGATCATTTTGCCAACGCGAGACCAGTAGCCTGTGGCTGGAGTTCCCGTGTAAGCCAAGCCTGTGCCTGACCAGGTGGAAGTAAAAGCCACCTTTGGCACGCCAAGATAATCATCGGCAAAGACAACCCACTCGGTGCCGTTCCAATACTTCATTTGATCCGTGGAGTTGTCATAAATGATGTCGCCAACTCGAGGGTAACTTGGCTCGGCTGATACATCAGGAGCCGTAAAACGGTTGGCGTTTTCTAATTTGGTGACACGATTGCTCAAGTCATTAAAGATTGATTGCATACTTGGCGGTTGATTGATGTACGGCATTAGGCAGTCTCCGACTCTGTGCCTGTTGTGAGGGAAAGCGTGACGCGCTCAGGGCCATCCTCGCCAGGTTGCACGCTTGATCCAACGATGCGATAGATGGCATCAAGGCCGTTTGGAAAGCGGTCATCTGTGATCATGATGCGTGCATCATCGCCCACTTCGTAAGTTCCGTAGACAGGATCAACGAAGGCAGGAACTACGACCTTCATAGTGATTGGCGGGGTCACAAATGCGTTCACCGCACCCACGGCCAGGTTATCCAAAACGGTCTGATCGGTTACATCCGTGTAGTTCACCTGGTCCTCTAGCACCGCCCAACCTTCTGTCAAAATGGTCGGGTGCGAAGCCGCTGAGATCAACTTGCCTTCGTTGTTGCCCGCGCCAACTGCGTAAATTGTGTTGGCCGCTGTTGAACCATCCTCGGGATACTCGTACTCGACAATGTTGCCCGCAGGGAATTCAAACACAGGACAAGCAGGGTCTCCCACGGTGTAAACAAGTCCGCTGCGTGGGTAGTAGGTGTTGAAATACTTCACAGGCAAATCAGTCACACCGTCATATTCGATGTCGATGTCAAAATCAAAACCGTCCGACTGGCGGCTCAGGTCTTGAATTGCCTGAAACACATTCTTTAATTCGTAGTCATAATAAACGCGGTCAATTAAAACGCCCGAGGTTGTCTGACCTGCTGAGTTATAGCCAACTCCAATGTCGCCGTATGGCACAGCCTGTGCGTCCTCGATCAGGGTCTTAGCCACAACCAACTGATCCACAGCCGAGAAATCGACCGTTTGTGTGATGCGGCGGCGTTCAAAGTAAGAGATCCATTCGCGTGCCTGAATGGTCAAGGCCTGGTCTTGGCTGTTGTATTGGCGGCCCCAAATAACACCGCCCCAAACAAGGATGCCATCGCGGTCAACATAAAGACCGCACTTGCCTGGGATTGTGGAGGCATCAACATTGAACTTGTCGGTGTTGATACCCGACAACATCAAATGCCCGCTAAAGGTTCCCGCCTGGTTCAGTTGCTGAGTGAAAGCAACCCCAGTCAGAGGTAGTTCGGCAATGATGGTGTTGGTGAGCAGATCTACAAACAGGTAACGGTAAGTGGTAGGCATCCTGCTCCTTTACAACAAGTGCTTATTATTACACATCACTTGTAATGTTTTTTGACCCAGTATTTATCCTTGTAGACCTGATAAAACTTACTGATTAATACATTTTTAATGGTAGCGGCTTTTGCCCGTTCTTGATCGGCTCCCACGGAACTTTCCCAGTTTTCTCGTTTAAAAGGCATCACCTGGGCGATCGGTGTGCCAGCAGGAATGAGTCCGTCAAAGTTTGGATCGGTCAACATAAATGGAAACTCGACATTTAAAGCATAGGTGTCGGTATCGACCACGCCTGGAAATATGGTGATGGGATTGTCTCGATGGGCTGGTGGCATAAACAGGCACGAATACCCTGGAGGAGTTTCAATTATCCAGGGATTTACAAACTTTGGAAAGTTGAACTTGAAATCCTTAGCCGCAGGGTGTTTGTCAGCCTGTTCATTTGGGTGAAACTTTATCGGTTCAAAGTTTGACCATGTGTAAATTGTTGCAGAGCCAGGCATTTGCGTGACCCAAATATCCACAAAGGTTGTAATTATGTACCCGCTAGTTATCGCATCAAAGACGGGCATACACTTTTTTATTGTGCCGCGAGCGCCATACTCATCGGGGCGTTTTGTGCCGCCCATGTAACTTTCCATCTCTTTGTACCAATCAGGTACAAATGCGGACGCTGGTTTTGGTTCGTATTCTTTATGGAACCCTCTTGCATCGGTAAATTTGATTGCCTTCATGCGATCAAACTTAGACCTAAATCAAAAGGTTATCAACCAGTGTATGTGCCGCTGGATGTGAAAGTGTGATAGGTATACCCGCCAGCGCTAGTCACGGTTCCGCCGCTGCCCTTTTGAGTTCCCAAATAGCGAATAATGCAAACGCCTGAGCCGCCATTACCCGAGGTTGTAATACCGCCGCCTGAGCCACCGCCATAATTGGCTGTTGCTGATGAACTTGCTCCTGAATTAACGCCAGCCGATCCGCCAGCACTTGCTCCGCCTGGGCTTCGATCACCGTTAGATGATCCACCACCTCCGCCGCCGCGAGCAATTCCATCAGACCATGTATAACCCGCGCCACCTGAAGGTGTTCCTCCAGCGCCGCCCGCTCCACCGCCACCACCTGCTTGGCCGTTATAAGTTGATGGTCCGCCGTTAAATCCTGTGCCTACGCCTGTTGCAGTTCCGTAATCGTTAATTGTGCTGGTGTTGTTTTGATTTGAACCACCCATGCCACCGCCGCAGCCGCCGTTTGCTCCTACCCAAGTTGGAGCAGAGGTGCCGTAACCAGCGCGACCGCCGCCTTGAACTGTGAAGTTTGAAAAGACTGAATTAGAACCGCTAGTTGTAGGGTTTGATGAACCGCCAGCACCGCCAGCACCAATCGTGACTGTATAAGTTGAGGTCGGAGTGATACTGAGGCTGCTTGCTGTGTACGCACCTGCGCCGCCACCGCCAGCATTTCCACCGTTTGCACCTGCGCCGCCACCTGCAATAACAAAGAACTCGGCTGTGTAAGGTGGGTTATAAGGCGCGTTGCCAACCAGCATTGATCGGCTGATGACTTTGTTTTTAATACTGATGCACGCCATTACGCACCTTCAGGTGTTACGAGATCCCACTCCTGAGTATCTTCATTCCAAGTGTAAAACGCGCCATCAGTTGGGTAAGCAACTGGTGCCTCCCACTTAGCGTCCTCGTTTAACACCCATGATGGATAAGGTTGTGGCGCAAAGAAATGGTCTGCAATCGGATCGTATGTATAACCAATGCCAGCGTAATTCTTGCGGATGTTACCATTGTAAGAAGTCTGAACCCATTTAGTGTCCTCGCCAAATAAAGACTTGCAGAAAAGAACGCCTCTAGTTTCTGACTCTACGCCGTCAAGGATAAGTTCCTCATTGGCAACGACGATGACCTGAGTTACGACATTGCTATCGTCTAGTTGTGCAAAATGTGCCATTTGTTTCCCCTTATCTGAAGGTAATACTACCTGAACCTGTGTACTGATAGATGTAATAACTGCCTGAAGTTGTGAATGTTGGACTTCCTGTAGTCGCCGTGGCAGCCTCAAGCGCACGAATAATCACAATTCCTGAACCGCCTGATGCAGGTGTTTGTGAAGTGTTGTAACACCCACCTCCACCGCCACCTGTGTTTGCAGTACCGCTATTTGGTGGAGTTCCTGATGTATTTGTACCTCGCCCACCGCCGCCTGTTCCTGGGGTTGAGAATGTTCCGTCATCAGCCGTAGATCCACCGCCACCGCCGCCACCGCGAGTAACGCTTGAACCTGTAATAGTTGAGGCTAAACCATTTCCACCAGTTCCGCCTTTATTACCGCTTGCCGCAGCGCTACCACCAGCGACACCAGCGCCACCGCCACCGCCACCGCCATAACTTGCGCTACTAGTTCCGTCTCCACCAGCGTAACCTTGTCCAGCCGTTCCAGCACCACCTGCAAGTGTTGGAGTTGGTGTGTCACCGTTACCACCACCTCCTGAACCGCCAACAGCACCTGGAAAATTGTCGTCGTAACCACCGCGACCTCCGCCTATCGAAGTGATTGTTGATAAAACAGAGTTTGAACCTGATGCATTAAATCCACCACCTGCACCGACAGTTACTGTGTAAGCAGTTCCAAAAGATAAACCAATTTGAGATTCTGTTGTTCCGCCGCCTCCTGTTGTGCCTACAGAAGTTCTGTAGCCGCCCGCACCACCGCCACCGCCGCGCTGATAACCACCTGAACCACCGCCAGCAATAACAAGAAAATCAACAAGAACAACTGGATTGTAAAAAGCATTACCTACAAGAAGGTCATCTTTAATCAAACCTGTTTTTACGCTAGAGACGCTCATTAGAAAGTTATACTCCCGCTTCCTGTCCACTTGTAAATTCTGTAGCCGCCTGTTGTTGTGACAGTTGGAGATCCTGTTGTGCTTGTTGCTAAAGGATAAGCGTCTGAGTAACGAATGCCAACAATACCTGAACCACCAGCGCGTCCAGGAACAGAACTGTCATTCACACCGCCGCCACCTCCACCGCCTGTGTTTGTCACTCCAGCGGTGCTACTGCCAGCAGTAAATGTTCCACCGTCACCGCCAGAATTAAGGCCGCCCACGCCTTGAGTTCCTCCGTAAGCGCCACCACCACCGCCGCCGCCAAGTCTTAAACCAACTCCTGGGGTAAAGAAATCTGAATTAAAACCACCGCCGCCATCACCACCGCTAGAGCCACTTGCATTTAAACCTGCGGAGAAAGCACCGCCACCGCCACCTGCTCCAGCATTAGCGCTCGCGCTACCGCTTCCACCATCATTTCCCTGGCCGCTTGTTCCAGTTCCAAAAGTTGTATTTGTGTTACCACTACCGCCACCAGAACCACCAGATCCACCAGGATTGTTTAACGATCCATAACCACCGCCTAAAGAAGTTATAGAACCAAATACAGAATTACTGCCTGGCGCTCCGTTGGAATTGCTGCCGCCTCCACCACCACCTGCACCAACAGTTACTGTGTAAGTAGTGCCACCTGTAACTGCTAAACCAGTTGCAGTTCTGTAACCGCCAGCACCTCCACCGCCGCCTGTTCGGTAAGTTGTGTAACCACCGCCGCCGCCGCCCCCAGCAACAACTAGATATTCCACGGTTGGAGTGACAGGAATGTACGCAGAATTACCCACAAGCATAGAAATGCTGCGGGTGCCATTCTTGACGGATTTAATAGCCATGTTTAGGCGATTTCACTTCCATAAGCCTGGAAAGTTAAGTTTGCTGTTGATCCATAAACTGAAAGCACATCAGTTGCACCCATGGTGATACCAAGAGTGAGAACTGTTGAGTCAGATGCACCAACGGTAATGTCATAACCAACATAGTGAGCGTTGGTGATTGATGCACCAGCAGGGCGAACTGCAATGCGAAAGGTTGCTGCTGTTGCGGTTAGGTTTGCTACAACAATGCTTGAAACAACAGCCTGTGTTGCTGATGGCACTGTGTAAAGAGTTGTAAGAGTTGTCGCGCTTGGGTTTGATTGTCCTAGCACTTTGTAAGTTGTTGCCATTGTTTATGCTCCCATCAGCATGAATACGGTCGGTGTTGCGTCTGTTGCGGCGACCCCCGAAGAGGCTGCTGTAATTCTACCCTGTGCGTCAACTGTTATGTCGGCGGTGGTATAGGTTCCTGCGGTTACTGCTGTGTTGGCAAGGGAAAGAGTAACGGCTCCGCTTGATCCGCCTCCTGTTAATCCTGCGCCCGCCGTAACGCTAGAAATGTCTCCAGTTTCAGGAATGT